CACAGTTAAATACAAACAAGAAAAAAAAAAATTAAAGTTAAAATTTGAAATTTCAAATTAAAGTTCAAATTTCAAATTTCAAATTAAAGTTTAATTTGGAGTCCAAATCAAAAGTCAAAATAAAATTAATTAAAAATAAATGATTTATAATTTTTACCACATGCTTGTATCATTTTACATATCATTGCATTTAATTGTAATTCAGTATCATTACCTTTACTTACTTCCATATTTGTCTGACTGACAATTTCCAGATATTTCATTCTTAAATTTTCATCTATTTCAATGTCTTTTAAAACATTTAAAAATCCAATTATAATATCAGCTAATAAATAACCATCATTTTTTAATTTCAGAACTTCTTTATTGCCATTACAAAAATCTTTATTAATACATAGTTTAACTATATTTTTTATTGTTTCTGGATTTGGTATATCACACAATAAAAACACATTTTCTTTGTTTATATTAACAAAACCACAATGTGTGGATTGAATATTATTAATAGCCTGTCTCATATCGCCTTTGGCACTATAAATAATAGCATCAATACCATCTTCAGTGAATGGAACATTTTCTATATCGCATATTTTTAATATGTATGATTTTATTTGTTCATTTGATAATTTTTTAAATCGAAGAATATCACATTTTGATTGGATTGACTCAATAATTTTACTTGAATCATTACATGTAAAAATAATTCTTGTTGTTTTGCCATAACTTTCCATTAATGTGTTTATACTGCGTTGTGCCTTTGTTGTAATATTATCCGCTTCATCTAATAATATTATTCGATGACCACCATATGATATTTTTTTATTACAAAAAGTTGTCATAGGTTCATTAACTGTTTTAACACCTCTTTCATCAGAAGCATTTAACTCCATAAAAGCTTCATCAAATGATTCTTTTAATATTTCTTTTGCAATACAAATAGCAGTAGTAGTTTTACCAATACCGGGTGTACCAGTAATGATTAAATGATTAAGATTTCTATTTTGAATGTAAACTAAAATTTTTTTATAGACTAATGGATCAAGAATTACATCTTTTAAATTTACTGGTCTGTATTTTTCTATCCAAGGATAGATACTCGTAATATCATTTAGATTTAAATCTTTTTTTTTTTTAATTTTAGTTTTTACTTCAGTTGAATTGGAAGAGGATAATATCATTTTGTACAATTACTTATTATTATAATTAAGTAATTATGTGGTTATGTAACTTTATAATTGTATAATTATATAAAAAAATGATTTTTTTATTCCTTTGATATATTATATCGGATATATGTAAACCTTTAAAAGAGTTATATACCAATCAATTAAAAAATCAATTTTATTTATCTAATTAGTGAGAAATGATTAAAATTCATTGTCCAATTTATGGTGAAATACAAATATCTGAAATGGCTAATATAATTATTAATACACCAGAATTTCAAAGACTAAAACACATCAAACAAAATGGATTATTATATCTTAAATTTCCAACGATGACACATTCTAGATTTGAACATTCAATCGGAGTGTATCATTTGACAGGAATATTATTAGATAAATTAAAAGCAGATAATGAAAATTTGCATTTTGCATCAACAGAATTTAATGATTATATTTATTTGGATAATTTCATAATTGATTTAATAAAAATTGCAGGACTGTGCCATGATTTAGGTCATGGTCCATTCAGTCATCATTTTGATAATTTAGTCAGTGGGAGTAAACATAATAATAAAAAACACGAAAATAGATCAATAAAAATACTTGAACAAATAATAAAAAAAAATAGTATATTAACAGAAAAATTGAATAAATCCAATATTGATTTTATAAAAAATATAATTGTTCCGATAAATGGAAATAAATCATTTGTTTATCAAGTAATATATAACAAAATTAATGGCATTGATATTGATAAAATGGATTATATGATAAGAGATGCTTATTACTTATCAAAATGCTTAGATTTATCACAAGATGCAATAAAAAAATATTATTATGCATATACATCATATGATAAAATACATTTACCAATATTAAATGAAATAATAGAATCTGATATTTCGCTGAATCATAATCAAATATCCACTATGATATCAAATATTATAACGAATATTACTATTAACAATAATGGCATACTCGATTATCCCAATGAAAAAATAAATGACATTGTTAAATTATTCGATACAAGATTTATTTTACATATTTTGTTTTATAGATCTGTTGAAACTAATTTAATAAATTTTATGATGAATGATATATTAATATATACCAATATTTACAACGAATTTGTAAAATCTATCGAGAATTTGGACGAATTTATATACTTAACTGATGATGTTATACTTTTTAAAATTGATGAATTTTACAATAAGACTGAAAATACATATATCAAGAAGTTAATAAATAATTTTAGAAACAAAAATTATTTCACGTTAAAAAATATAACGCTACTAGAATCAGATTTGATAAATTCGAATGACACTATATATAAAATCGAAGATCCTGGCAATGGGAGTAATATTGTGATTGTCAAATATTTTTGTGATGTCGTAAATAATCCATGGAATCTTGAAATATGGAATTCCAGAAAAGCCATTAAATACATAATTGAGTTTAATACGAATTTATTTTAATTTTTAAATTTTATTATAAATATGATTTAAAGATAACTTAAATTTAATAACTATTAGGGAATAAAGGTTAAATGTCAAAAAAGAAGCCAGCCATTGGTATTGATTTAGGAACAACATATAGTTGTGTCGCAGTATGGGTAAACGGTAAAGTAGAAATCATTGCTAATGATCAAGGTAATAGGACTACTCCATCATATGTAGCGTTTACTGATACCGAAAGATTAATAGGCGATGGTGCAAAAAATCAGGCAAGTATGAATCCACAAAATACGATATTTGATGCTAAAAGATTAATAGGCAGAAGATTTGATGATCATGTAATACAGGATGACATGAAACATTGGCCATTTAAAGTAATATCTGAAAATAACAAACCTTACTTTGAAGTTGAATTTATGAACGAAACAAAAAGATTTGCTCCTGAAGAAATTTCAGCAATGGTTTTAACAAAAATGAAAGAAACAGCAGAAATTTATTTAGGTCATCAGGTTGACGATGCTGTAATAACGGTACCTGCTTATTTTAATGATAACCAAAGACAAGCAACAAAAGATGCAGGCAGAATTGCTGGATTAAATGTATTAAGAATAATAAATGAACCAACAGCAGCAGCTATTGCGTATGGATTAGATAAACAAAGTGATGGAGAGAAATATGTATTAATATTTGACACTGGAGGTAAACGACCATGGCGAATAATTATATAGTTATATAGTTAGGTTCTGCTTCCAGTATAATCAACCAAGTTAATTGCGGGGAGTTCTTAAAGCTATTACTACTAACCTATTATGGTGACATAAATAGGGGCTCATACTAATCATATGAGATATAGTAAAAATGTAATAGATATTGTAATAGATAATCCGCAGCCAATCCACTTTGAAAAAAGTGGCAGGTTCAGAGACTAGGTAAAGTAGTCTAAGTTCGGTAATGCATGCTGAACTGGATCATACCAGTTAACAGATGTATTTAAGTTTATAAATTAACCATTTATAAACACAGTGCCATGATGAAGTTATTTCCGATAAAATCATTATATTGCATTGACGAATATGATGAAATACCCACGAACACTTGGCATTGTATGGATAAATTAGTTATCTATCAATTCCATTTTTTATATCAAATGGATAAACATACAATGAAGATATAGTCCGAACTTATGGGAAACCATAAGAAGAGAAGGTTAAAATCCTTCTCGATAACATAAATAAATGGGAACTCATGATGTTTCATTATTATCACTAGATGGTGGTGTTTTTGAAGTAAAAGCGGTTGGCGGCGTAAGCCATTTAGGAGGTGAGGATTTTGACAATAGAATGGTAAATCATTTTGTAGAAGAATTTAAGAAAAAATATAAAAAGGATATTAGAAGTAATCATAAAGCAATAAGAAGATTAAGAACTGCATGTGAAAAAGCAAAAAGAGCATTATCAACAAATGCACAAGCATCAATAGAAATTGATTCATTATATGATGGAACTGATTTTTATTCAACAATATCTAGAGCTAAATTTGAAGAACTAAATGCAGATTTGTTCAAAAAAACAATTGATCCAGTTGAAAAAGTAATTATTGATGCTAAAATTGACAAGGGTAAAATTAAAGAAATAATATTAGTAGGTGGATCGACACGTATTCCAAAAATCCAACAATTACTTAGAGATTTTTTTAATGGAAAAGAATTAAATCAAAGTATTAATCCTGATGAAGCAGTTGCATATGGTGCCGCAGTACAAGCTGCAATATTGACCGGAGTAAGTGATGAAAGATTGGATCAAATGATATTATTAGATGTTACACCATTATCATTAGGAATAGAAACAGCAGGTGGAATCATGACTACAATTATACCAAGAAATTCAACTATTCCAACAAAAAAATCACAAACATTCAGTACATATTCTGATAATTCACCTGGTGTAACTATCCAAGTGTATGAAGGTGAGAGACAATTTACTCGTGATAACAATTTACTCGGAAAATTTGATTTAACAGGTATACCACCCGCTCCTAGAGGTGTTCCTCAAATTGAAGTTACTTATGATATCGATGCAAATGGTATTTTAAATGTTACTGCTGTAGAAAAGAGTACGCAAAAAACTAACAAAATAACTATAACAAATGATAAAGGAAGATTAAGTACAGATGATATTAAACGTATGGTCGAAGATGCTGCTAAATATGCTGAACAGGATAAAATACAAAAGGAAAGAATAGATGCTAAAAATGAATTGGAAAATTATGTATATACTATTAGAAATATGCTAAATGAAGAAAAAATGAAACAAATGATTGATGATCAGAATAAACAACAAATGGATAAATTAATAACAGAATCAATACAATGGTTAGAAGAAAATCAACAAGCAACAAAAGAAGAATATGATGATAAACGAAAAGAAATTGAAGGTGTATGGAATCCTATAGTAACAAATTTATATCAAAACATGAGACCACCCACAGAAGAATCTACACCAAAAGGTCCAACAGTTGAAACTGAAGATTTAGATTAATATATAATATCACCATCACCGTATAATCATATAATTACAGATAATTTAGATTCAAGCTGAAATTTTTTATTAAGTTTATTCAAAATTAATAAAAAATTAGAAAAATATTATCTTTAAAATAGAAAAAAATTGATTTTTACAGTCTTAATCAAATGCATAAATTAAATTTATTAATATTATATATTTTAAAGATAAAACACATTATGATAATATTAATAAAATCAATTTATACATTTGATTTACTTTATAATTATAAATGGGTATTAAAAATTTAACAAAACTAATTTCTGAAGTTGCCAATAACGCAATGAAAGTAAAAAGTATACAACTATTGAGAGGACACATTATAGCAGTAGATGCTAGTTTATTAATTTATCAATCTGCCATTGCGATAAGAGCAAGTGGATTTGATCTCAAAAATAAAAAAGGTGAATTGACAAGTCATCTTCACGGGTTATTTTACAAATGTATCAAATTTTTGGAATATGGAATAACACCTATTTTTGTATTTGATGGTAAATCACCTGATATCAAAGCGGCTACAATTGCAAAAAGAAGAATAGAAAAACAATTAGCAACACAATGTATGGAGGATGAGAACATATCAAATGAAGAAAAAATTAAAAATTTTCAAAAAACTTTTTATATTCAAAAAAAGGATATTATAGAAGCTAAAATATTATTAGAATTAATGGGTATCCCTTATATTGTAGCACCCGGAGAAGCAGATATATTATGCGCTTATATGGCAAAACAAGGATACGTATCCGGTGTATGTACAGATGACGGCGATATATTAACATTTGGTTCACCATTCATATATAAAAATTTATTAAAAAATTTAATGAAAAGAAATGGAACTTTTGTTGAAATAAGTTTAGTTGATATTTTGCATGGGGCAAAATTAACAAAAAGGCAATTTATCGAAGTTTGTATCTTATTAGGATGCGATTATTGTGAACAGATAAAGGGTATTGGTGTTAAAAAAGCCTATAGTTATGTGAAGAAGCATGGATCATTAGAAAAAATATTCAATAAAATTAAAATGCCTGCTGATGAAAATATAGATATAAATTGTTATTTAACAGCTAGAGATTATTTTGAAGGAAATGACGGCCATCAGGAAAAGATAGATCAGCTTACAGATATTTTAGAAGAATTAAAAATAAAACAAGCACAAATTGATAATTTATTGGATTTTATGGCTGAAAAAC